GAAACAAAAAGGACTCCCTAAGTTTTCACTACAGGGAAAAACAAAGAAAACCTGCAATGAAGGGACCTAGGGAGTCCGTTGTGTTTGACTGGTATTTAGCACCAAAGAAGCACGGGTCAATACCCATTAATACTTCTTTTTGCCTGTCTTCTTTTTGGCAGCCTTTTTCTTCTTAAGGAACCCCTTTTTCATATCCGAGTAGCTCTTATCGCTGACTGTGGATTTCTTTTTGGTTCTACTAATGCCTAGCTTGCGGCGCTTGTTGATGTTCTCGTAGAGGCTCATATGTATTTACTTGTTACCATTTGACTTTGTTTGCCCAATAGGCTGCTGAGAGCTTTCCTCTGGCTATGTTCTTTGCATGACGAGACTTAAAGTTCTTTCTTCTGGCTTTCTCTGCTGGAGTCTTTGGGTTTTTACCAGCTCCACTGACACCCTTTTGGCCAAACCTGATTAGTTTCACCTTGGATCCTAATTTAGCTAAGACAGCATGTGACTTAGTCTTGTGTCCTGGAGTTCTCTTTGGTTTGTTGTATCCAGAGAACTTCTCTCCTGATCGTTCAATAGCCATATTTAAGGTAGGGTATTTGTTCCTTTTGTTTCATACTATAGGAACACCCATAGATACTAGGTTTGTGAATACTATGGGTCCACCTATAGGGTATAAATAATAATACAAACTAAAACAAACCTCTCCCTTTGTTCTCTTCTCTTTTTGTTTTTATTAGTAAAGGTTTGTTCTCTATTACCTATCGTTTGTGATTGAGGTTTTTTCCTCTCGTTAACTTATAGTGTACTTATAGGGGGCCTTATCGACGGCACCGTATATGGCAATAGGCAAATGTGATTTTATTTTTACTCTTTTTGTTTAAGGTAAGAAAGGTGTTCTCTCTTGAAGGTAGGAACAACTAGGTTCTCTACAGCTCTGACTAGAGCTTCCTCTAGGTTTTCGTTGTCAATTAGGTAACCTAGACCACTGAGAGCAAAACAAGCATGTACTACTTCATGGAGAATAGTGTCTAAAGTGTCTTCTTCACTGAGGTTCTTTCTTATGTGGATTGTTCTTTTTTCAAAGTGTAGGACCCCAAAGTCATCCATCTGTTTGTATTCAATGGAGAACTTATGGCCCCCAATCATCACCTCAGTAGGTCTATATTTGGGTTGTTTTGCCATAATGAGCTGTAGTTAGGTTCTAAAAGGGTTTAGGTGTGTTCTGGTGTGTTGACCCTCAGAGCCAGCTAGGACCGCTCACAGAGGATCCTCGGGCCTTATGGAAGCTATCTTGGAATCTTTGTAGTTCTTCTCTAAGTAAATCTTCTTTTCTGTCCTCCATCTTTTGTGAGGCATCTTGTGCCATCTGTTCTGTCCAGTAGGCTATGGCTATACTGAGGGCATCCAGTCTGTCATCGTGTGTGATGGCTCCTCGGTCTCTTGTGAGTCTACTTAGTTGGTAGATTAGCTGGTATTTGAGGGAGGATTCGTTTGGATAGTCTTGAGCTGTCCTGAAGTCGTTCTTGATGACCTCTGGGTCTATGATGAGCTTGTGTCCTGCCAGCACGGGTTCCAGGGTATCTATGATCCTGCGTTCCTTCTGGGTGCTGTGACGGACTTCTTCGATGGTGCAAGGGTGAACCTTTGTGAGTATGGGCTTTATTAGCTCCACAAACATACCATCACCAAAGTTACTCTCCACAATGATTGTATTTACATTGTGTTCTTTTGCCAACACACAGAGATACTTGAGGGTTTCCTCACTGTAGCCCCCTTGTAGTCCTCCAGCGGCAGGAACGTAGAGGAATCCGTTGAGCATCTTACAGACTGCAAAGCCTGTTTCGTCCTTTCCTCGTCCTGCTGGGTCAATACTGAGGACACTACCGGTGTATGGAATGTGATCTCCTAGAACCTTAAAGGGCCTGTGGAAGCGATCACCAGTCATCCCTACGTTGGGAACCGCTGAGTCCCACTCAAGGGACGGATCGTTAGCCCACACAACCTTTTCTGGTGCCAGTTCGTCGTCAATGCTCATCACAAGGAGGTCATTGATCTTCAACGGGTATTTCTCTACGTCTGACAGCTTGGAATCCAGCATGAACTGGAGGGCGAACCCAGCAGACCCGTAAGAAACCTTTCGGTCAGCCAAGTCTATGTCAGAGAAACGTAGAGGTTCTGTGGTTTTGTTTTCTTTTTCGGTGCTTACACAGAGCTGACTGATGTTGTCGTTGTAGGTTAGGTTGTTTTTGCTCTGTGTTACGTGTTGAGCGGGCCAGATTTTTGTATCGTAGCCTCGTTCTTGTAGTGACCTGTAAACTGTGTCCTCGCACTGTGGGGTTCCTAGAAAGAGTATCTTGGATTTCTCATCTGGTTTGATGATAGCGTCGAACTCCTTGACTTGTTCGCCAAGCTTGTCGCGCATCATTTGTGTTGCTGAGTTATTTGGGACCTCTACGTCATCAGCAACGATTATGTCAGCTCGGGAGCCTGTTAGTTGAGACGTAATGCCGAGGGACTTGACGGAGGGGGCATGACTTGCTGGAGCTGGTCCAACGTCAAAGGAGATTTTGGAGAAGCGTTGTTTGTCTCCGGGGATAAGGTGTTGGAGAAATGGTGCTTCGTGGATGAGTCTAAGTGTGAATGTGCTGAAATCATCTGCTCGAGTTTTAGAAGCACTGACAACAAGAATGTTCTTGCTGGGATCGAGGAGCAATTGGTGTACGACGAAAGCAGAGCAAATCCAAGACTTACCAACTCCTCGAAATCCTTGGATGACAGCTCGTTTTGGTCCGTGCTGCATGTAGTCCGCGATTTCATATTGGATAGGTGTTGGTTGAGGTAGGTTTAGTTGTTTCCAGACTAGGAATAGAAAGTTTCGGAAGTCCTTGATTTCGTCAGGTAGGTCCAAAGGTCTATGGGGTTTGGTTATTCGCCCACCACTTTATCTACTCCATCTTCGTTAAATGGAAGAATCTTACACAACTCTTCTAGGGGACTCTCAGCAGAAGCCATAGCACTGATGCCGTTGTCCTTGAGGATCTGACGGGCTGCACTGAGGTCTGCTGGTGCTGCATCTCCACTTTGGATTCTCGCAATGAATTCATCAATGAGTATATCCTGGAGTTGCTGTAGTTTTTCTTGTGTTGGTTTGCTCATCCTTTTCTTAATTCTTTAAATATCTTTACGCCTAAATAGAACAGAGTGGTAACGCCCACAGCAATAGCCACCATGTTGTTGATGTCGCTAAGGGTGATTGTTCCTAGTAGTCCTGTGATGCCTACTACTGACGGGAGGTGCTCTGAGTTCATTGGGTTTATTAGGCAAACGCCCTGCAAATTAATTTCCAGTTTGTGTCTGCGTTAGTCACATCCCAAGTTGAAGTAGCGTCGCCGACTGGTAAGGTAAGTTTTGTATCATAAACAAAGAAACATTTTGTTGCATTAGCATACAAACCTAGTCTTCCTGCTGAGTGTCCTTGAGCTGACAAATCTATTTCGTCGCCTGTTGCGTATCCGTTTTCTGCGCTTTTACACCTTAAAACCCATTGAAATAATGTAGGTGTAGTTCCTAAACTGTGTGTTAATTCTAGTTTAGTTTGCGTAGCTGGTATTGCGGTTTCTGCGCTTTCAAAACTAGTTTGTAAAGAACCATTGGCTCCATCAGTTCCTGCTGCCCCTGCTGATCCTGCTGCCCCATCAGAGATAACAAAAGACGAAGTGCTTCCATCAGTTTTGGTAATAGTAACTGTGGTATTTAGTCCTACTTTGTTTGCTCCAATGTTAGAAATACCAACCCCAGCTGCTCCTGCTTGTCCTTGTTGCGCCAAAGCGTTTCCAGGTGCGTTCTCTAGGACTTCTTGTGCCGCAAACAAAGCGTGCTGGTAACCTGTATCTAGGTCGCTCTCGGTAATCCTTGAGCCACTTTGGAAGTCTACTAGCGAAGCCAAGCCGCTGTCCCTGTAGACCCTAATAGTGCTGAAGCTACTAGGAAACGAAGCGAGCGTAACAGTAGGTGGTGAAGCCGTAAGGTTCTTTGACGCTATCGCAATAGGTGTGTAGCTAGTGTCTGAGTAAACTTTACCAGCAGCTTTTAGGTGTGTGTCTGAAATGTAATTCAGTCCGGCAATAGATAAGGGGCCTGTAGATGGCGAGTATTCTATGTATGAGTTAGCCATTGTATTGTTCTCTAGGGGTTAAGGGGGGAGGGGACTCTTCTTGTTTCTCTTTGTCTTCCAAAGATGCTGTCAGCAGTTTCGCCTTCAGCGTTAATAAATCTTCTTAGGGTTCTTGTGTTTTCCAGTAGATCTTTTTTTGCGTCTCTGTAGTAACCTTGTATTTCTCTGTTGATTTCCATAAGACCGAGGTTGACGTAATCACCTTCACCTCCTCTAAGGTCTTCTGTTTTTAATAAATCTTTAATATCGCTGCGACGAACAAGCTTGTTGATTTCTCTTTTGACGTTCATCTTTTTGATGATGTCAGCATATTTAGAATACAAAGTGTATCCGTTTTCATCTCTGTAATCTTGCAACTTTACAGAATTAATTGTTTCAGGAATCCTTGAAGATATTCGACCTTTGATGTCTGCGGCTAGTAAGTCATCAACCTTAGTAGGTTCCTTGTATTTAGCTGAAGCAAACCTGTTGTATTTGTGTAGCCAGGTTTTTCCTGACTCACGTTCTTCTCCAAAGATGTCTCGTTTTACATTAGGAGCACCTGCACCTGTTGCGCTGTAATAAACACGAGCCACATAACCTTTAAAACTGTTGTCACCTCTAAGCTCATTAAGTGTTCCGTTTCGAGAGGCAAATTCAACTTCTTTGCGAATCTGAGAAGGAATAGGTATATAACTACCTATTAGTTTAGAGAAAGCATTAGATTTTAACTCTTCGTTTCCTGAAGCAAGTTCAGTTATTTGTTTTACGCCTGAATAAAGAGGAAGCTCTTTAACAATTTCTGTTGCAGCTCTGATTACTACTGTTGTTCTTGTTGTTTCTTTACTTAGTTTGTTTTCGTTTCTTGCCCTAATAAAGTTTCCAATATCAGCACCAATAACAAGAGGAGCGTTAAAAGGAACAGCAGCTCTAATGTCTATTCCAAAGAACGTAAAAGGTTTCTTTTCTTTGTTCCTTGCTTTTTGTTCATCAGTCATCCAAGCGTTTGTTCCTGTTGAGTGACCAGCTAATCCTGATAAAAGACCAGCAGATAAAAGAGAACCAGCGACCATTGCGTCTGTAAGAGACTCTTTGTTATACATAACTCTTCTTGCATCGGCTATGTCTCTTAATGTCTCTGTGTCTTTTATGATTTTTTCGATATTAGCTTTCTGCGCTTTATCTGTTGTCTCATCGAAAAGCTTTTTAAGACGTTCTATTTCTTCTTTGTGATTTTTTACTGCTGTTCTAAAGGGGTTTAAAGGAGCAGTAACAATTACTCCTCCGCTAAATCTAGCCATTCTTTGCACACTGCGAACACCTACGCCCAAGAACGGCATAAATGCTTCAATAAAAGCTGAAGCAGCTTGTTTATCGTCTCTACTTAGTGTTTTAGTAAGAGTTTCTAGCTGAGTATTTATTACTAATTTTTTAGCATCTACAATGCTTCCAGATGATGCAGCCATAAGTAAAGCTTCGTCGATAAGAGAGAATTCATCTGCTAATTCGTCCATTCCATCTAAAACATTAACACCGTCTAAATCTTTTGAAGCGGCGTTGTATAGCTGATTAAACCTATCTTCTGCTGCTGCGGCATCTTCAGGAAATTCCAGCATAGCTTTTTGTCTAAACTTAGAACGCGCCGCTACGTCTCTTAGTTGTCTTTTAAAGACAGCATCAACTCCCATAATGGTTCGCATTCCAATAGACAAAACATCAAAGAATTTTCCTTTAATTGTTTTATCAACTAAGAACGCTTTAATGTCTCTTGTTGCTTTTTCTCTAAGAGCCGCATCAGCTTGTGCTTTTTTAATAATTCTTCTTACGCCTGTTGGAAATACTGCTTGATTTAATGTTTGTTTATTAATGTCAAACTTGTCAGTTGAACCGTAATTAGGATCTCTGGCTTCTTTAAAAGTTCTTGCAAAGTGTTTTCTAGCTGGTCCTCTAAACAATCCAATAATTCCTCGCACACTTTCTTGCCATTCCATTATCGCAATCTTGTTTGCAAGTGGTTCTCCTCTAGTAAAGATTCGATTTGTTATTGGTTTAAAAATGTTCCTTGCCATCTCAAACGCTCCAGTAGGAATAGCTGCCATTGCTGATGGTAACGAATCAATAAGAGCCATTTTTCTGGCAATTCTAGCTCCTCTAAAGAACTTAGAAATGCGTCCAATGTTGTCGGATGTATGTGCCGCATCAAGATAACTGGCATATCTTTCGTAAAGCTCTTGATCTCTTTTTGCTCGTATTACTTTCTCTTCTTGTTTTGCCAGCTTTGTCAGAAAAGTCCGCATTGCTTTTTTACGATTAGCAACTTCTTTGACTGCTTTGTCGTATTTACTCTGCACTGTTCCTTTGAATCTACCAGGCATACTGCCAACCTCTTGTTGCATCTCGTTAGCATCTCCACGCTTTAAGATGTCTTTAAGTCTCTGCTCTTCAGCAACTACTGCATCATAGTTTGCTGCTTCTTTTTCAAACCTATCGTAAGACTTAATGCGTGCTCTTAAGTCTTTTACTTCTGCTGAGTCTTTATCAGTAAACTCTATTTTTGTTTGACCCTCTTCAACGGTGTCTTCTTTCTTTGCTGGTTTCGCATCAACAAGTTCATCAGCAGCTTTTGCTTTAGGCCCTACAGCACGCTCTTGTAGCTCTGTAAGTCTGTTTTGCAGCTTTTGCTTTTGAGCTTCTATCTTGTCTTGGAGCTTTTCTTCAGGAGTCTTTTGTGGTTTAAGGGACTCCTTTAGTTCTCTTCTAAGTGCTTTATCAACACCTCTAAGGTCTTCAAGGTAGCTCTTAGCTTTTTTAATGCCAGCCCACTTGGGTTTACTGCTAACAAGCTTGCTGATCTTTTCAGGGTCGCCTTCTTTACCCAGCTTAGAAAGCCTGTCGATACTTGCCTCTAGCTCTTCTATCTCGGCAGCTTCTTTCTTGTTTTTCTTGTAGAAAGCTATGCGCTCTCTTAGTTCCTGAAGTGCTGCGTCTTCTTCCTTAGCTGCTTTCTTTGGCGCTTCGTCTTGCTTACCCTCAACAAAATCCTGTTGCTCTTTTTCGAGCTGGGCTTCTGCTTTTTCCTTTGCAGTCTTTGGTTGCTTTGCTGGCTTCCCAGCCTCTACTGCTTTCTTTTCCGCAAGTTTTTCCTCAAGCTCCTTTACTCTAGTTTCCAGGTTTACTACCTGTTCCCCTTTTGCTTCTTCTCTAGCTTTCTTGCGCTGGTTTCTTCTTAATTTGTTTTTTGAGGAAAGATACTCTTGAGCTGTATCTGCAAACATTTCATCAACGTCATCTGCAACAGCTCCGTCTACATACCTTTTAAGGTTTCGCAGGGCAGCTATTTCCTCAGTTGTTGCGCGTGACCATTTTGATATATTTTCGTCTATAGTGACATCTTTGCGGTTAGCTCTGACTCCGTTACCTACTACGTTGTTTAATGGCCCAAGAACTTCTTCAATAACTCGTATCTGAACTGCAAGAGATTGGCTAAGTTCTTTAAAAGCCTCTGCTCTATCTTCTCCCTTTACTATTTTTCTTACTGCGTTTTCTGCATCAAATTCAGCCGCATCAACAATTTTTTTAGATTTGTTGATTACAGCAGGAATCATCTTCTGTTGCACTTCTTGTGCTTTAAGATCTCCGTTATTAATGCGTTCTTCTAAGTTATTTAACTCATCAAGATCGTTAGAAAAATCATCAATAACACTGTCAACTTTCTCTTCTGGAAGAAACTTGTCGCTTGGTTCTGGTTCTTTTACGGTCTTACTTTTTGGAGCCTCTGTTTCTTTTGCAGTAACCTTTGGTTCATCTAGTGGTTCAGGTTTAACGACCACATCGGGAGATGAAGTAACTTCTTGTTTTTCTGCTAGCTTTGAAGCTTTTTTTACATCATCTCCAAAGTCTTCTATGAGAGCTATGACTTGAAGTTCATCCTTAATTTTTCTATTTAATTTCTGAACTTCTTGAATAGCTACTGATTTTGAAAAATCAATTCTTGGAGAAGCCGCAGCTTTTTTTGCTTTTGCTAAATCTTTTTGCAGCAAGTTAATTCTTTCTTTGACTCGATCTACAGCACGATCAGTAACTTTTGTTGCTTGTCTCCTTCCAAATGCTCCTGTTTTAGAAAAAACGTGGAACACTGAATTAAGACCACCACCTACACCAGCAGCAACAAGGTATTCTAAAGCATTTCTGTCTGCTCCTTCTTCTTCAAACAAAATTGCTACTTCTTGCCTCATAGCTGTTTCAGCCATACCTTGGACGGCTCCACTAACTACAGCAGGTGCTCCCTTTACGATTAGCTCTCTGGTTTTAAATGACTTACCAATTACATCGTCAGTAAGTTTTACAGGCATTCTTTTATTAAGAAATTGCCTACCAGCTTTTACTACACCAGCGTCAATAGGAGTCGCAAGAATACCAAAAGCAGCAGCGGCAATTACTTCGCTTCCTCTTGTAGCGTCTTGAATGCCGTAAGCTTTGCGGACCTCTTGTCCTATTATGTTTGAGAAACCCCAAATTGCTGCTTCTCCTGCCGCAAACCCTACCGCACCTACAACAGTAGACACAGGTTCAGGAGTCACCACAGCACCAGCAGATATAGTCTTTACACCTCTAGCAGCGTTTATCAGTGTCTTTATGTTCTTAGCTACTTTAGAAGCTCTTGCTCCACTTTTAGTAAAAGCAGATGCAGTAACACCAATTCCTAACTCAGCTCCAACACCAAACAGTGTTCCTTTTAACGCATCGTCTTCTTTAATTCCTTGTGCAACTAATCCTGCATTAGTAATAACTTCCAGGTCTTCTGCTGATAGTCCAGTAGGTGGAGGAATAACTGCTCTTTGCTTTCTTTCCTCTTCAAGTTTTTTTATGTGCTCTTCTGGGTCGTAAGGCATTTAATTCTGTGAGTTTAAAAGGTTGAATTGAACGTCTACAAAAGACTCGATTGTTTCAGGAGTAGACAAACCAAAAGAAGTTAGCTGATCTATTGCGTTTAAAGTGCTTTTTTGTTCATCTTCTTTTAAAATAGTTAAGCTAGAACGATTCCTTAAAGCATCGTTCCATTCTGTTGCTTTTGCTTCTAAAGATTTAACAGTTGGAAACAGCTTCACATCATAAAACGTCAAACTCGTATCATCTAAATCCTTTGCTGATTTAGGATCAAACTCGTTGTAACCATAATACATCATGGTAATTTTAAGAGCTGCCTCAGCTTGTGTAGACCCTTCAGCTATTTTATCGCGCATAAACTTATACTTATCTGCTAAGTAAGGTCCGCTACGCAACCCATCTCTAACTTCTTCGGTTTGAAACCCTTTATGTTCTTTAGCAAAATCTTTTGGTTTTAAGGTCAAAACTGCAAGATGCTCGTATCCCTCTACACGCTCTAAATCTAAATCTTCAGCAACAGTTTTTTCTAACTCACGCGCTTTAGTTCCTTTTTCGTAATCTCCAATAAACTTTTTACCTTTAAAGTCATAAATGCTTCCTTCAAGGCGTCCTTCTGGATCTATGAACTTTGTAAAGATGCTAGGAGCTTCTAATAGCGCACCAAATACTCTTACTTCGTCTTCAATTCTTTCGTTAATCCACTCGTCTATTTTAGAATCGCGGTCTTTAGCATCTTTTAGCTCTTTTGCTTTTATAAGAGTTCCATCGCTTACTGATTTTAATAGTTGATTAGCAAACAAATTAGCTTCAGCTCTAAAAGCTTCTTTTTTAGTATCTCCTGCAATAGTAGCCACTTTTGCTCTTAAAGCGTTTGTAATTGAATCATCAAGTTTTCTGTATTGAACAGTGTTTTTTACCCAATCTCCTGATCGCTCATCTTTGTAAGCTTCTAAAACCTTGTCAGGAAAAATTTTAAATCCTTGATAACCTTCTTCTTCCATCGCTTTTCTAAGACTAATGTCAGGAAAGTCTCTAAACTTTTTTCTTAAAGTTGGCATTAAAGCATCAAGTTCATCAGAGTCTATGCCTGTAAACTTGTCTTCATGGACCTCCATTAAACGAATTTGAGTATTACTAAGATGTTGTCTTATTCCGTTAAACAATCTTGCTGTAAAATCAGAACTATTGCTTCCTACATCTTGAACAATGTTTCTTAATTCAGCATTTCGTTCTTTAGTATTTTTTAAACGATCTTGAAGATCAGCAATTTTTTCTTCAGTAATACTTGGGTTTAACTTTTTAAGTAAATCTTTAAAACTGTCTTGTTCATACTCATCTAAATCATCGCCATCGTGTAGCCGATACATTAAATCAGTGCTTATGTTTTTTAAAGCAGTGACTTTGTTGGTAAAAGTCTCTTCCTCGTCATCTTCTACTGCTTCCCTAAGCCTACGAATCTGAGTCTGCATAGCCATAAACTTAGATTTGTTTTCACCAATACCTCCTAGTTCTGCTCCTTTAAAAAACTCGTAAGCGTCAGCTTGGTCTATTGCAGCTTGTGCCGCATCAAACCGTCCATCAAACACAAGCTTATCTACATACCCTTTTGTAAGCTGCATCATGCGCTGCATTCGTTCTTTTTTAGACACACCAAGTTCATTAAGCTGCCCATCTAGTCCTTGAAGTCCTCCTTGAATATCTCCTGTGTAAAACAGTGTATCCATTACGTTAGACTCAATGACCATCTTAGTAGCATCTTCTTTAAGCGCCTTGTATTTACTAAACGCCTGAGCCTTTAGAGGTGTTGTAGTTGCGTTCCAAAGCGCCTTGTGAGCTTGCATCTGAAGGTCGTTTGTCATCCCTCCGCTAAACTTGTTAAACAGACCGGACTCCATGTTGGCTATAGCAGTATCAATGTCTGCTGAGTCTGGGTTGTTTCCTAAGTCAGAAGCCAAAGCGTCATACTCATTGGCCATGTTCTGTTGCTCCATCAAATACTTCCTCTTAACCAGCTCGTAGTTAAACGTCTTGTTGTATTTAAGGATGCTAAAGGTTTCCTTATCACCAGCCGACAGCTCCTCAAGGATCTCATCATCAGACATCTGAGATACCCTGTCAGTGGCTACTTTGTTAGCGTAGTTTGTAAGCTGACCGGCAGCGTTAGGGAGCTGGTTGATTACAGAGGCAAACTGGAGGGCAGCGTTAGTCTTTGGTGTAGGTGCTACAGAGACTTGGTAGTTTCCTTCTGAAGCCCCTACGCCCCCTTGGAGGCTTGCTTGACCTGGATTGTAGTCAACTTGAGTTCTTGGTTTCTTAGCCATGTTTGTTACTTAAATTATTAAAAATCAAAACGCTGAACAGCACCCATAGGAGGTAAAATTCCATCCCCACCTTCTTGCGCTACTTGTGAGAATTCGCTTAGACCGTCTCTAAAAGTAAAACTTGAAAAGTCTCCTCCACCTGTAAATCCTGTTCCTGAAGACAAACCGGGAGTTACATTTGTAAACGAAAGGCTTCTTGGTTGTGTAGTTCCTCTTACAGGAATTGCTCTAGGTGCGCCATCAACAACAACTTCTGCTCTAGCAGCATTTGAAACGTCAACTCCTCCTCCCCAATTTTGAGCAACTGACTGCATCGAGGTGCCAACTTGTAGTCCTGTCATCAGTGATCCTAAAAGATCAGGTTGCTGAATCGGTTGGTTAATTCCAAGCAAGTTCATACGGCTTCTCATAGCTGCATCGTTCATAGACAGAGCTAGATTTGTGTCGCTCATGTCTTGCCTTTGGTTTTCAGAGAACCTGAACTGTGCTTCCCTTCTTGTCATGTCATCAACAAGAGCATTAACACTAAGACCTGTGACTCCTGCTTCACCAGCAGCTACTGTAGCCCTTGCTCTAGCTTGCTCTGCCTGAAGGCTTGCTGATCTAATCCTTTGTGCTGACGCTATATTTGCTTGTGCCTGTTGCACTCTAGCGGAGTTTGCTTGGTCTAAGAACCGCTGCTGTTCAAGCTCCGTGGCGTTTGCTTGTGCTCTAGCTTGTGCTGATGCCGCTTGGCGTTGCCCTATAAAGGACATACCAGCAGAAGCAATTCCTGCAATTAAACCGATTGGCGCACACATGATCTATATTGATTTGTTAATGATGACAAACTCGTAGAAGGGTTGGTTGTCTAGTTGAAGTTCTTTAATGAATGTAGCTCCACAGAACTTGAGCCAGCGAATGGCTTGCTTGTTGTCCTTGTGAACTACGTTACCGCAGAAGGTAAATGGTCTGATGACTGTGTTGACCCAGAGCCTAGAGACCTTAACGAACTCTTTTCTGGCTAACTTAAAGCGGTCAGAAGCGAGTAACCACACGTATCCAGGTCCTCCCTCAAGGCCCCCTGAGCCAAACATGGCTAGTGGATTGTCCTCTAGGTCGAGCACTGAGAACGTGTATAAGTCGTTATTTAAGCCCGCGAGAAGCGCATCCTTGGGTGTAGACCCAACACATTTCACCTCTAGGGCATCCATAGCCCTCATATCTTGGACTATTGGGTCTACGTGGGCCTCTTCAGCCCTACATATTTTAGCTGTCTTGTAATGATGCAGGACAGAGTTATCCATACCTGTTTGATCGAGAGTGAACAAAGGACTCAAACTCAGCTCCTTGAAGTGTGCTTGGGTATGGTGTTCCGTTCTCGATGGTTATTGTTGTGTTCTCTGGCTTGGTAAACACAGGAAAACTAAACGTCCCTGAATCAAGACTAATGCGGTCTACATCGGAGGCATCAACAACTTGTGTTGTGAACTCGTTTGTATACGTATCTCGTCTCTCTGGTGTCACCTTCACTTGGAAGAATGCTGAGTCATCAAAGAACACATTTCCATTCTTTATTTTATTCTTTGTGTATCCAGTGGCTGACTTGCCTTTACCGGATGCCACCTTGAAAATCTGCTCAGAGAACGTGTATTGCATGTCATACTCAACACCTACGAATACGTCTCTGTCTGTTGTCTTTGCTTCAAACAAAAGTTTATTAGACTCAGTAATGTAATCCACTCCATTGAATGTAACTTTACCTCTTGTGTATGGAATAGCCATACCAGTAGCCCTGTCGATTACCTTGAGCCTTGCTCCTGTCGGGTTAAAGCTGTCTCCGTTAAAATCTGTAGACTCTAGCGGAAAGTAATCTAAAAAATTGTCAGAGTAGCTACC